CCGTATCCTATCGCCTCCACGTCCTTCTGCATGTTGGTCAGGACGATAGACAGGGACGGGACGATACCGGAGAAAAACTCGTCCAGACGTGCCTGTTCCTTCTCTGACGGGTTCTCCTTGAGCGGACGGAGTTCCCAGCCGAGTCCGGCAACATCTCGCGCCTTCGTCGTGACGCAACGATAATGATACGTGTTCATCTCAAGAAGTTGCACGAGGGTTGTGGGATTGTAAAGAGGCGGGACGAGCCCTAATTGCCCGTAAAATTCGGAGAACTGGTCATCACGTAATTGGCGCGATATTTCGCCTTCTTTCAGCACATAACGGTCAAGGACGTCAGTTCTCACGGCGTGTCCCTTGTCCGTCACGATACAGAACGGTTTACTCATGCGGGTCACCACGTAGGATGTTCATGATGCGGTAACTACCGGGACTGAACCATTCCGCTGCGCACTTGAGGACTTCGTTAGGGTCGAACTGTTTGCAGGAGAATACGTCAAGGCAGAGGGCGTTGGTCTCCTCGATGCAGTGCCCGGATATAAGCGATGTCTCGATGAGTTGTGTGAATGAGAATCCCAGCACCCGTGGTGTTGGTCCGAACCGGACGATTGTCGGGGCACCGTATGCCTTCATCTTTATGCGTTTGATAATATCCTCGATAAACCCAGCAATAGTGTCGTAGTCCCTAATGGCATCAGGATTGCAGTCGAACAGGTCAAGAACCGTGTGCATTCCCCACGCATTCCGCGCTTCAAATTCCGAATTGATGTCCATCTGTGGAATAGGTGGCATTGAGGTTCATATATCGGCTATCTGGCACGGGACCGGGTATGTGCACTGGGTGTCCTGCAAGAGCGGGGTGACCCGTTAGTTTTTTTTCAATAATGGTACGTTCAATCACAACGATTAATTTTTTTAACCCACAGAACGTGCCCGGACTCTCGAGGGAATGCGGATGTTCGTGATGATCTCCGCATAGCCCCCGGACACGGCGTCTACTTGGTCGTCATGTTCACCATGAGGGAATGCCGTAAACTCGTCTATAAACTCGCGGTTCCACCTGCCACGGACCAGCCGGAGGTTCCCCGCCTCCGCGAGCGCGGATAACGGCATCGCCCGCTGTTCCTTGCCCGAGAGTGGTCTGCATCCCCGCACGTCCCAGCCCGGCAGGACACGGGTGATATAGGTATGCACGAGGGCTTTCCCGCTGCCACCGCCCTCCTCCTCTATCCTGACCGGGACAGTCCTGCCGTCCGTCTCCGCAGACTGCCGCACAATCTGTTCTACCTCGTGTGGTGACCATTGTCCGCGCGCCACATCCACGACGTAGAGTATCCCATCCTTGTATGCGAGGAGCGCACCAACCGTGTAGTCACCGCTCCCTGACGTTCCCGCCATGTCCCAGAACCGGACCAACTTCGCATCACGAGGATAATCATCCACAATCCTGAACCATTCACGTTTGAACACCTCTCCACCGGGAGGCAGGGGACGTTGCATGTAGAGCGCGTTCCACCAGTACGTGCCGAGTGACAGCCGAATCCTGTCCAGTTCCGCGCGGGAGAATCGTTCCGCCCAGAGAGGTTCACCCGGTGCCCTGCCGAGAGGGTCGTTCTCTTCAGCGATGGCAGGAAGACAGAGGACGTCCCAGCGTTCCCCGGTCTCTGCCGAATCCCGTAATATGCGCCCGGCAAGGTCGTCCTCGTGCCACCGCGTCATGATGAGGATGATGGTGCCGCCCGGTTCCAGCCTCGTGTAGAGCGTTGAACGATACCATTCCCACGTGCGGTCCCGGATGGTCCGGCTGTGCGCCTCTTCCGCGTTCTTGACCGGGTCGTCGATGATGATAACGTGACCACCACGCCCAGTTATAGGCCCGCCTGCACCTGCCGTTACCATCCCGCCTGACCGCCCGAGCAGGTCCCACCGGGATGCAGACGAACTCTCCGGGTTCACGGTAATATCCGGGTGGATGTATTCTGATGCTTCTATCAACGTATCACGGGTTTTTCTCCCCCATGATGCCGCAAATTCTGATTCATAAGACGTTAGAATAATACGATTATCGGGAAAACGACACAGATACCATGCCGGGAAATATCGTGATATGAGCTCAGATTTGCCATGTCGTGGCGGCATGAACACCATTAACCGTTTTATTTCACCGCGCGCGACTTTTAAAAGGAGATTATTTAAAATTTTGAGGTGTGGCACGAGTTTCCACTGGTATCTCGACACCACTCCAGCGTAACCAGCCGGGGAGCCTAATGCAACCCGTTTTTCCAGTTCTGATAAAATAAATTGTGCATCATGAGAATTGACGTTCATTGTTCGAGCGGCAAATGGTTTGCAAGTTCGAGGAGTTCTTTTGCAGAGATGTTCCTCACTTGAATTGGACCGTTATCTTTGCCAGTCAGTTCATGCTGCGCCTTCTCAAAGTAACCACGATCTCGCCCGAGATTACGAAGTGTGAACTGGATAGCCCATGCTTCGCCGTTCAAAACAGCACGCTGTAATGCCGATTCTGCAATATCCACGACACCTTCACGTTCCTCTTCGACAATCTCCTGAAGTTCTTTTGATTCCTTGACCCGTTTCCAGACGGCTACTCTGCTGCATTTTAATATTTGAGCAGTGAGCATAAAATTACCGTGCGTTTTGCGCAGTGCTTCAGCAATTCTTTTATGAGAAATACGTTTTGTCATGTATTAACTCCGTTAATCACTGAAGAGTGCTTTCATCAACTTTTTCTCCTCAATGAAATGCCGCATCATTAATTCAACCTGCTTTCCATATTTTAATCCAAATCTATCGCATATTTCTTTAAATTCGCTATATACCTGCTCAGAAATAGAGAGGTTGGCATAGATCACACCAGACATGCAAACCTCCTAATATCCTCTTTCAAATAGAACTGCGAATTTGTTTCTTTGAGAACATCAATAACATCGATAGTAAATTTATGCCAATCAATCTCTTTAGCTTCATCAAGATAATTTAATTTACCAACCTTGAAAAGATCAACAAAGTCGCAGGTCTGTCTTATCAATTCAAATGTCTGTACTGGATCGATTACAGGTTCCAATGAGACCCATGTTTTTATTCCTAAATCGTGCGCTTTTTTCAATGTATTGATTCGTTCTATTGTCGGAGCTGCATTTGGTTCGTAATATTGCCGCATTGTTTCATTCGTCAGCGTAAGTGTTGCCGCATAAGTCCCAAGTTGGGGGTCCCAAATATCGAAATCCTGTTCCGATCGTTTCCCTGCTTTTGTCAGGATAGTATACCTGACACCATAATTCTGAAATATTTGGATTGCTTGCCGTGTAAGTTTGTATCTGTCATTTATTTGCTGATATGCATCGCAAGTGAAACACAGCAGCACGTTTCGTTGGTCTTTATTCCGACTCATCAACTCTGCATCATCGCAGAGTTGTCGGATTGCGCCCGCACGAGGTGTTGATTGATTGAACTGATCATGTGTTCTTTTCAGTATGGAAGGAGCATAACAATAGATGCAGCCATGATCACATCCAGAAAAGAGATTGGCTGCGAGTTCTGCATACTCGCGTGCTCTCCCGCGCGGTTCATAGATGATTTTCATTTATACCACATCACGCGGGTAAATAATGAGCGATCGTTGTTGATGATTGCTGCTCCTGCATGCGTTAATAATGCCTGAGTATGATTATCAGAATTCCAGCCACCCGCCTCTACATAATTTACTTTACCTCGTTTTCCTTTCAATACAAGCAGCAGGTCTTTTGCTGCTTTAACTTGTACTTCATCAGTTGTGTCGTTAATAATACCGCATGCAAATCTGCGGAGTTCCCTGACGTCGATCTTTTGCGTCCACCAATTTTCAATTTCCTCCATTTCTTACACCTTGTAGTTTTTACTACAATACACTATTTGCACTTGGAACCAATATATTTTTCGTATCTGTCTTTAATGATCTGACAGTACTCTGGAATTATTTCAATAATCCTTGCTTGCCTACCTAATTGTTCACACGCGATGAGAGTAGAACCAGCTCCACCGAACACATCAAGAACAATATCGTTTTGTTGTGTATAATGTTCGATAAATGTTGCAGGTAATTCGACTCTTTTGCCCATCCTGAATAATTTGTGTTCTTTTGAATTATTGCGCGTTGTTGCAACCTGTATTACTGTGCAAAATGCATCTTTCAGATTATTGCATTTTTTATTTCCAAATTTCGATATTAAATTGTGCCTTTGCATTGGTTGATTATTCGAGATGAGTGTTCCCATTTTGAAGTCATGAACAAAAAAATGAGTAAATTTCTCATTGAATTTATTGCAGAGATATATTTGTTGTTTATCTGCACCCATCCAGAACTGAAGGTCTGAAAAGTTTTCTGTTATCATAAATGCTTTTTCAAGAAGTTCGTTTGGCATGTCATACGGCGGGTCTGTGAACACCATATCTGCTTTCTTCCCATCCATCACCCGTTCAACATCTTCAAGGCAGGTCGAATCTCCACACATCACGCGATGCCTGCCGAGTTGGAAAATGTCGCCCCTGACAATATCAGTCTCAATCTCTTCTGGTGGCTCGTAATCGTCCTCTTCTGCCTTTTTTGTTTGTATTTTATATTCCTTGCCAATCCCATCCAGCAATTTTTTTACATCTTCATTATCTGATGTGACGGTCTGAAGGAGTTCTGCAAGTTTTTCTTTGTCTGCTTCAGCCATCGCCGTGATGGGGTCGAGTGTTAAGAGTGCTTTTGCCTCTTCCTCTTCTGAAAGGTCAACGTATTTGACAGGAACGGATTTTTCTTTGTTCTTTATTGCCAATTCTGCCCTTAAATGCCCGTCAATCATTCTCCCGGTTCTCTGGTTGATGATGATATCTTGTATCCAACCAATCTCTTCAATTACGCCTTCAAGAGCAGATTCTTGTTCGCGTGGATGTTTCCGCCAGTTTTTTGGATTTGGGATAAGGTCTACCGGGTCTGCTGTGCCCGTGCCGATAATCCGATTCTTCCACATGGTAACTATCACCGGTTATATGAAAATTGTTAAAAAAAAGATATATTTGGTATCTGGCAGTAGTATGATTATCTGCCATCCAGCATTCTCCTG